ATTTCGCGCTGACGCATACACGACTCCACAGCAAACTCGATCATCGGGCTTAACCAGTTGTTCCCAGACTCAGCGTTGTGCTGTCGCCCCACACCAGCCATCAGTTTTTCCCACTCCCCTTCCTGCAACCGGCGTGTACGGCGCTTGCTACCTGCGACCAGCTTGAGTGAACCGAGCGTAGGCTGTGTAACCACAACGGGGTTCGCTGCTATTGGCAGCCTCCAGATCACGATGCCGTAATCGATCACCTGCTTGAGATAAGACATGTCTTTTTGCAGCGTTGACGCAGTGACCTTCTTGCGGCGCTGCTTGCCATAGTTGAGTAAGTACTGGGGAGTCAGGTCACTGAGCGTATCAGCCCCAAACTCACGAGCCATACGACGTAGGCTTGCGAGCTTAGACCCAGACACTGGAGCGGTGTCCTTTAGTTCTTCGATGTAGTTATGGATCAGATCCGACAGGTTGTGGCTGACCTGTGTGCGCTCGTTAACGTAGACGCCTGCGTCCATCTGCATCTCGACCTTCATAGCCCATGCTTTCGCCGCAGATTTTGTTTGAAACGTCTTGGTGACCCGTGAATATCTAGCTTTCTTTATTGCCGCACGCCACTTATTGCCGCGACGTTCAAATGTAGCCATATCCTTGGCCCCCTAAAGTACACCTTTGGAGGAATCGTATTATAATAATTAATAAAAACATAGGGTTATATCGGTAACGGAGAGAATCCCTCTCTCTCCGCCATACAACATATTTCCCTTATAAATCAGTAACTTAAAAAGACCGGAGTCGCTTTGGGGGCCAAAATTAAGTCTTTGTTTTTATTAGGTTTTATAATTTAGCCTAATCTGAAGTACACCAATGGGGGCCATTACTGGCGACGTCTGGGTCTATGCCCCGCCTTGCGCACTCTGGCTGTTTTCTTGGCTATTTTCTTAGGCTGCTTGGAAAACTGCTTGCCTTTCTTTGTGTCTTCTCGTTTCTTTTTGGTAGTGGCAGCGTACTCCTTGTCTGATAAAGCCGCTCTAGCCTTCTTCGGGAGATACCTTTCACCTGTTGCCTTCTTTCCCTGCGTTGAATTTTTACCAGACTTGGTTCCCCAGTCTTCCTTAGTCCACTTCGACAGCGACTTTTGTGCCTTAGTCTTTGGGCCTGAGTAACCGCCACCGGCTTTCTTATAGCGCCGTGTTGCGATCTGCGCCTTACGTGCAGACCACTGCCCAGGCTTTCCACCAGCAGATCCGGCCTTTACAGCCGCAACAATCCGCTTCCACTTGGGTTCGTCGGTTCTAGCCATTACTTGCTACCGTGTGAGCGCTGCACAGCAAAGTTAGCTGTCTTGCTCGCGCCTTTATGCCTCTTAAAACCTTCTTTGGGATCTTTCATCACCTTCATTGTCCCGTTCGACTGCTTCATCCAGTGATAACCCTTAGGTGCTGCTACCTTCATACTGTTCTCCGATTCGTATAGCCCTGCTTCTTAGTTTTCTTCTTCGCCATCTTCTTCATATTTCTGGGTGGCTGATTGATACATGAATAGCCCCTGTGCATAAGCACCTCCTACTTTTTGTTAGACCAAGCCTGCGCTCCGAAAAACGCGGCCAAGATACCGGCAACACTGACGAAGTAGACCGACGCCATGTCACCAAGAATTGATGCCGCTTGCTCTAGCCCAAACATACTGCTGGCCACTACAAGCGACGGGTAAAGCAGCATTCCCCACAACGCAAACCAAGACATAGCCCGCTGCGCGTCTGCCCGCTCATGGCTAATCTTCAGTTCTTGCAGTTCTTTGCTGGTGTTCAGCTCTTCGTCTGTGACGATCCCGTCACCATCAGCGTCGTAAGCTGCATATTCACTGTCAGGTTCTAAGCGTTTGTTCATTAGGTAAATGCCCTGATGATTAAATAAAGAATCCCTACTGCTAAGCCACCGCCAATCACAAATGTCACGACGCCGACGAGTAGCTGATTCATCAACTTATCTCGCTCTTTTTTCTTTCGAGCTAGCAAAGCCATGTGCTGCTGACGGGCTTGCTCCTGCTCGGCCTTTGCCCGCTTAAAGTCGTCGAGTAGCTTCGGATCTGCCACCAGTAAGAGATCATTTACCGACTGCCAGTGCCGCTCATACTGTCTGCGAAGCATTTGAATCTTCAGCAGATCGTTTTGACTCAATGGCTTAAAGGTCGACGCTTTTCTGTCAACTTCAAACTGATTTAGGGCTTCGCCAAAATCTGAGATCAGCCCCATCGCCTGCTGCACGCCAGAGCCTGTTTCGTTCACCTGCGCAATCACGTTGTTGATTTGCGTCAACAACATGCTCGCAGCAGCTACCGATTCGATAACCACGAGGATTAACTCGGTGGATCAGGTGGTGTGGGAAGTAAGGCCTCAACTTCGTGCTTCATGGTAGCTTCAGAAAAATCCAATGATGGGAAGTCCCGAAGCTCCTGCCTATAAGCCGCCCAAGCAGCTTTAGTCTCGGCGCTTAATGCGTTATCTACGGCTTGTGTCCAATCCGATTCAGCCAAAAAGCCGGTGCGTAAATGGCGAGCATATGCGACTACGTTAAAAGCTGGAGGGGCTTGCTTTACTAGCTGACCATCGACAACCAAACAATCATCTTCAGGGAAATAATCTTCAGGCAGCTCTACCCAAGCCTCGCCATCATTTAAGTTAGCTTCAGCTAAAAGCTGAGAAGAAATACTGACGCGTGGTACGCCTGTTGATACTTCATAGATTAAGTACATAACTACGTGCTCTTGTGTATGCGTATGACTCGTATAAACCCGCCATACATGCCGTGATTACCTGAAGTAGAATCAGCGCTGCCAAACCCCTTGATGTAGCCAAAAAGTTTAAATTGGTAATCTTTATTTTTGTTGAGAGTAAGTTGAGCCGTACCAACCCGATAAGTTGCCGGTAGCGAACCGTTCTCCACTCTATTTGACACCCTGCTTGCGTAATAAGAATAGTACGAGGCCGAAGGCTGCTTTTCGTATACGTTCAGCACCAACATGCTGGCTGACGTTGAAGAGCTATTGGGGACTGAGCCAAAAGGGTGAGCACCAAAATCTATGTAGTAATTTCCGGTCTCTTGTAAGCTCGAAGACGGCACGTTCAGTTGAACTCCAAGCTCCGGCAAAGTCTCTGTTACGGAGTAAGAAAAACCAAGAAACTGCTCATATATAGTGTATGTGTACTCCGACCAAGGAGTAGAGTAAAAATACACATCATACGCGAAAGCGTTATTGGACAGCTTCTTGTTGCCACTTTGGAGTACCTGCGCAATAACACCAACGGCATCGTTGGAGAGGTTCTCGAATTTGACCCCTTTAGTTGCGCTGCCCGTTGCTAGGATCAAGTCCCCATTGGATGCTTCAGCTAAAACGTTGTTATCTATTTGCAGCTTGGATGCTTCAATTCTGTTAGAGCTAATGCGGTCACTTGTAATCGTACCAGCAGTAATCTTGTCGCCGTGTAACTCGCCAATCTTCGCGGACGCAATTGACCCGTTCTTAATGAACGCATCAGTCATGTAAACGCCTGCGGGGACTGACTCACCGTTCAAAGTCGTAGCACTAGTCTGTACAACAAACGGTACAGTCGCCGTCGCCGTATTTGACCCACCTCGCATAATCGCAAAACGATCTGCGTTGACGATAAACTCTGACGTAATGCCGCCAGCAGCGGTTGTAGAGCTGGCTAAACCAAACCCAGCGACAGCGCCGTTGCTATCTATCTTTACGGTGTACTGACCTTCTAGGCCCGAAACGTCCGACGCAACCGCAGTAAATTTTTGCTCGACGGTGACCCCAGAACCCGCGCCATCTATGTTGTTTAACCGCGCAGTTATGGAGTTGAAGTTCTGAGCAGCACTGGTCGCATGTCCCGCCGCAGTTGTAGCTGAAGCCGAAGCGTTCTGTGAAAACGTAGAAGCACTCCCCGCCGACGACGCTGCGTTCGTAGCGCTCGTCTGTGCAGAAGTTGCCGCAGTACCTGCATCTGATGCTTTTGTAGAGGCTGTAGTTGCAGAAGTCGCCGCAGCGGTCGCTGCCGTTTCGGCATTCGACTCAGCAGTTTCTGCCGCAAGCCGAGATGTTTGCGACGCGGTCGCAGAGTTACCTGCAGCTGTTGAAGACGCTGCGGCATTTGAAGCACTCGTTGCAGC